CCGTTTTCGTTTTTCCAAACGTTACTTCTATGTATGTAACTTGTTTTAAGTTCTAGAAAAGTCGGCACGCCGTTTACCATTCTGATTGCATCTGCACCTGTTAGATTAGGTATAGCAAGTACACCTAATATTGCTGCGGCGAATATATCGTGTTGGTTTTTAATTAATACAGGTACAGATAATTCACCTTTAACATTAGTTGAAAGGTGATATGAGGACACTTCGAATCGATTGTTAGTAAATTGCGAGATAAAGGCTTCTGTATTTTCAGATACCCTGCGATTATATTCTTCTTGAGTTAAAGTAAGTTCTATAAGCATGCCATGTATTTATCAAATAACATAGCATGTTATTTATTCTTCGAATCTTGTAAAACCACCGTCTTTTATTACTTTAAAGACGTTATCTATTCTTCCTATTAATTCGTCCCTGTGAGAAATTAAAAACACTGTTTTATTTTGATTTCTTACTATATTTTTAAGAATTTGTAAACACGATTCTACACCGCTCGGGTCTAACCCAGTGTCTATTAGTTCGTCTACAAATAATAAATCAGTAGGACCGTTTAATGTTTCGTATACTTCTCTAAACGCAAGCGACAACGATAAAGAAAGTCGAGTTCTTTCGCCCCTGCTCAAATTATCAAAATCTAATTCCCTCCCATGTTCGGTTATTTCAACTGATAGATCGGAATTAAAAATTACAGCATGCGGCAAGTTGATTTTGTTTAAGTATTCGTCGAGCTTAGAGTTTAAAAATTCTAAGTTTTGATTTATTATTTTTTTACGTATGAACGAGTCTTTATTTGTTAATAACTTAAGAAGAAATTCTTGATGGGAAAGGTGTACTTCTAAATCTCGCAAAACATTATAATCTATAACTTCAACTTTAGATTCCAAATCTGCAATTTGATCGATATATGTATTTTTGCTATCTAATATGTTTTCTAAGTTAGTTGCAATTTTATCCATTTTTTCTTTATGCTGCCTTGCCTCTAATATATTGCTATAGAACGGGGAAGGTAATGTTTTAATATTTATTTTAGATATTTCTTTTTCTATTTCTTGAAGATCTACTTCGTCTTTTTGTACTGCATCTAACAATAATTCCTGTTCTTCTAAATACTTAGAGGTAAGATCTACATGAGAGTGCTCTATTGTCTGTTTACACTCAAAACATGTTTTGTTATCTTGTACAGAATTAAGCTTGTTTGTTATATTTTGTAGTTGGCTATTCTGGGATGCAATGTTTCTTTTTATATTGCTTGCAGTTTTATTTAACAAATCGCGATTCTTAATGTTTGCGTTATTTTCTTGTATGCTGTCATGCAATTGTATTTCGGAATCAACATCAAGTACAAACATACTAGTTAGTTCGTCTTCTAATTTTTTAATATTTTGTTTTTTATTAATTTCCCACGTATTAGAGTTGGAAATCAACCTAGCACAAGTATCTTTAATTTTATCATTGCTTGATTCTAAAGACTTAACTTTTATCTGTTCGTCTTTTATAAGATCTTTAGTTTGTTTAATCCACCCTTCTTTTAAAGAATTTGCTTTATCTGAAAGTTTAGTTATGCCTAGCAACTCTTCTATAAATTCTCTTTGTTGGCCGCCTGCCATTTTAAGAAAAGGGTCAGTATATGTGTTTAATACTATAATGTTACAGAACATTAAGTAATTAATTCCAAGTACACGCTCTATTTCTAGTTGAGTTTTTGCATTCTCACCTTGTGCATCGTTTTCAACTTCTTGATCTTTGTTGTTAATTTTAAATATTAACTTATCGGGTTTTTTACGACGTTCGATGTAATAATCGACTCCGTCTTTCTCGAAACATATACTAACAGACATATGTTTTTCGTTTGTTTTGTTAATTAAGTTTGAGACTTTAATTTTCGATATAGTTTTACCATATAGTACATAACATAATGCGTTAACAATAGATGTCTTGCCAACCCCATTTCGATAATCATTGCCTCCCAAGTCTAAGTTTTCACCTAAAACTAAAACTAAGTCTTGTTTTGATAAGTTTATAGACTGGGAATTATTTCCAACAGACATGAAGTTTCTAATTACTAATTCTTTTAATTTGAGCATTAATCTAAACCGTTATATATTGTTAGAAGTAGATTTTTTTGATAAGAACCTTCTTCTAAATTATTTAATTCTGAAACTATAATTTCATCTATAGTTTGAAATTTAATAGTTGAATTGCCTGTTGTGTTAAGCTGTGTGCTTTTTTGAGGGACAAGCTTAAATTCTCGGATATCTTTGTATTCTGATAATATCTTCTCTCTTAATTCGTTTGCTTCGCTATACGTTATCTCAATATCGCTTTCGCATTTAATATATGTTTTAGGGAGTAAGTATTTGTCTAAATCCGTAATAAGTTTAGATAATTCCATTGTTATATATTTGGGGCCATCGTAGTTAACGTATTCAGGTTTTCCATCCCATTCTAAAAACATTAAACCCCTATTAGCATCCCAACTATCTCCGTAATTATGACCGAACGGGTTGCCGATGTAATGTATATTATTTTTACATTGCCTAGCATGAAAGTGACCGGAAAAAACATATTGCTGGTTTACAAAGTGGGAAGCATTTATTTCGCCGTGATCTGGCATCTCAACTGCGGTATTAAGCTTAAAACCGGGTATTTCAAAATGACCAAAAACATATTGCGATTTAAGCTTTTGTATCTTCTTCCATTCGTCGTTTACTAACCACGGAACAATAGATACGTTGCCAATTGTAGTTATATCTTCTATCATTTTTATATTTGGAAACTCGTTACCCATAGGTAACGAGTGCACTTCTCTCTTTTCCCTGAAGTACAAATCATGATTACCGACTATAAAGTAAACATTTTCAAAAGAGTCGTTTAATTTTCTTAGATTTTTCAATGTGTAATTTAAAGTAGATACGTTAATGGTGTTTCTGTTTTCGTGCCAGTCACCTAAGAAGAAACATGTTTCTGCATTTTTCTCTTTTGCAACTTTACAAAACCAATTAACAAAATCAGTACAGTCTTCGTTAAAAACTGTACTGTTTGCCTTCTTACCGAAATGTATGTCTGTAAAAGATACAGACTTTTTAAATAAATTACTCATTCGCCGCCAAAGTGACCTGTTTGACTATAGTCGTCGTTACTTAATTGTCTTGCCATACTAGGTGCAATACCATTTGCCTCAAGTAAGTCGTCTCTTATATTTTGATTTACTTTCTCAACGTTTAATACCCGTGTAAATTGGTTTTGTAACATCATAGTAAAGTATGCAAATGGGTTATCGCTTTTGTATTCATTAAATGATAAGCAATTGTCGCAAAGTTGAAGGAGTGCAGACCCTTTCATTTCGTCTAAGTAAGAATATCCTCTCCAGTTTGCACGTTGACTATACTTGTTTGTTAATAATATAAACATGGTTGCTAACTGATTTGTTATTCTTCCATGTTTACTTGAAAAGGACCCGTTTAAACAATGTGAGCGACCCACCTCCTTGTTCATATTATCAGATTTAATGAAGTGTTTAAACGGGGTAAAGCTTAATTTTGTTTTCATTTCAGATTGAGTTTTAGGGTTTTTCTTTCTTCCTACTTCGTCGGGTATATGCTCGTAAGTAATAACTCTAAAAACTAAGTCTTCTTCTTTTATGTCGCTAATTTGGACTTTTATATCTATTCCTGCAGCAATATTTTCTTTTGTTAACCTTGCTGCCCTTTTTTTCTTAGCTTCTTCTATTGTTTCAAGTGTAATACTATTCATCAGTTTTTCACTTGTTGTTTCGTCTATGTTGTCAATTGTGTATTTTTCTGCAAACAGAATGTTATCGTAGTCTATATATTTTTTATCGATGTATTCACAGAACGAATTTTTACTTTTGTGTATTTCTGATAATAGTTCTTTATTGCTTAAATAGTTTATTTTTTGAAAATTGTCACCCATCCGTGGCTAACTCCTTAATTGATATGATTATATGGTAGTTCTAGACAAAGCACAAGCTTTTTTAATGGAAAATGGTTAATTATCATTATTTATCAACATTAAACATGTCAGTTTAAAATGTGATAAATATAAGAAAAGACTGGTACATCATGACAATATTTAGTTCGATAGGTGACAAGTGGAACGAATTAGTTGACCCTCAACCAAAAGTCGCAGCGGTTAAAACACCGCAAAAAAATGTGTTCGATGCGGGTGTACAAGAAGACTTAGGTAAAGATTTAAGAGCTAGGCTAAAAACTAAAAGCAATTCTATTTTTCAAGGGATAGGTGATAATTCAAGTTCTAATTTATTAGAGCCTCTTGCTGCAACAAGCGGAATAGTATTTCCTTATACCCCTACGGTAACCTATGGTGTTGCTGTTAATTACGATGATCGATCATATACTCATACAAACTATAAACAATTATCATACAAGTATAGTGCTGTAGACGAAATGCAAATATCTGCTATTTTTACATCACAAACAATAACTGAAGCAAGGTATACTCTTGCAGTATGGCATTTTTTAAATGTTGTTACAAAATCGCAGTTTGGTGTATCTAATCCAAAAAAAGCAGGTATGCCTCCTCCAGTATTGCTGTTTGATTATCTAGGAGAGCATATGTTTAACTCTCTCCCTGTGGTAGTTAAAAGGTTTACGACTAATTTTCCAAATGACGTTGATTATGTTTATGTTGAATCGCCTTATGGTGTTAGTAGTGTCCCTACCCAAATAACATTCGATCTTACAGTAGACATGCAAGTCAACCCCGATAAAGTAAGGGATGAGTTTAATTTGGATAAATTTGCATCGGGCGGATTCTTAAAAGGTTACAGATGATGAAAAATAAAAGCCCCTATTCAAAAACACCAATTAAAGATTTTTATTTAGACGTATGGGTACCTAAATCGGTGTTACCTAAAAGTGACGACATATATAGGGAAATACCACCTAAATTCCATAAGAGACCAGATTTGATGGCCCATGTGTTATATGGTAGCGAAAAATTGTGGTGGGTATTTGCATTAAGGAATATCAATACTTTAATCGACCCTTTTGAGGATTTTACAGCAGGTACAAAGATATGGATACCTTCCGCAGTAGAAGGTGTTAAATAATGGCGGCAACTGTTACTAAGTTTGCAAGCTCTCAGCAGCAATTAGAATCTCTTTCTAAGGATTTTTCTAAATTCTTGCCTAACATATTAGACTCGTATGATAGCCCGACTTATCATTTTAGATTTTTCATGGTACCGCAGGAAATGTTTTGCAATAGGAGTTTTGGCTCGGAGAAAGATCAAATTGTAATTGCAGAGACTGGAGTAACTGCAAATTTAATCCAGGATGTAGAAATAGATTCAGTTATAGGCACTTCGTCTAAAGCGACTACTTCAAGAGACCTTAAAGTTAGCTTCAAGATAATAGAACCGGCAAACGCAACGTTGCTAGATCAATTATGGGCAGCTAGTATTGAGCTTGGGATTGAAAATTGGACAAAAGGTTTGTATTTTTTAGAATTAACCTTCAAAGGAAGAGATAGGGACACATCAAACGAAGTAACAAATATAAGCGGTAAAAAATGGGTTTTTCCCTTGCAAATTACAAATTGTAAAATAAAAGCATCGTCTGAAGGATCCGAGTACGATTTTGAAGCAATAAGAGTAGATAATTTTAGCAGTACATTACAGATATCAGATCTAACTAAGAATTTTACAGCAACAGGCGGCACTATAGGCGAACTAGTTACTGCACTTGAAAGCGAATTAAATCGTAATGCAAGAGATATAACAAAGCATTCGTTTTATACAGTTGCAGACGAATATATTTTTGAAGTGGATCCGGGAATAGTAAATGAAAAAGTACAACCGAAAAATCTAGATGCTAACCCAGAGAGATATGCAGAGTACGGTACAAGTCAAAATGGTAAAACTACAGTTTCTTTTCATGACGGCACAGATATACGTCGAGTTTTAGATTCAATTATTACTTGTGCGCCTATTTTCCAAGAAAAAATCAAAGGTACAACTACCCAAGATAGGAACGATGCAGACGATAAAAAAACATTTAAAAAGATGTACAGGATTTATACTCAAGTAGACCCTACGGCATACGACCAAGGTCGCGGTGATTATGCAAGACGTTATACATGGAAGATAACAACTTATGAAATGTCTACTGTGCAAGCCTCACCGTTCGAAACGTCTGATACATTAAATTCTAAATCTAGAATACAAGACTACATAGATTCTGGGCGGATTAAGAAACGTTACGATTATATATTTACCGGGTTAAATCAAAGCATAGAAGATTTCGAACTAGATTTCCAATATGCATGGTATTGTGCAATGCCAAGGCAAGGCGGACAAGTTAACAATTATGCAAACCACGATGTAGGTCGTGTTAAAGCAAAGTTAGACAATAGTATACCAAAAAACGATAACAAAGCAACATCTATGGCAAAGTTTAATAGCACACCTACTCCAGATATGTTAGCCCAGGATGTATTCGGAGGCACAAATGTATATCAATCGCCTTCGAACCCAGTTTCGGAAAGAATAACTAGTGCAACAGAAAGAAAATTTCCAAATGATAAAGAAGCACGAGTTAAAAACGAAACTAAAACATACGTACCCACATATAAATATGCAGAGCAAGGCAATTTAAAAAAAGCCAGGGAAAAATATCAAGAACTAAGAACTTCGTACAGAAAAGTTCCTTTATCTTATATTGAGACAAACCAGGATGTAGATTCTAGGTATGGCATAGAAGAACAATCCGGTGCTGGCAGAACTCTACTAAGTACAATATTTACACAAGCGATGAACGGGTCAGATGCAGATTTGCAGCGCATTGAATTATCTGTTAAAGGCGATCCGTATTGGTTCGGTAGTGCGCCTTTAGATTTAGAAACAGACACTATTCCGACTTTACAAGAAGAAATGGACATACAGCTTAAAGAAAAAGGTTCTCAAAATATAGATGCAATGGGTTATCAAAAATATTTTCTTTTCACTACTCGCACACCTGAAAGAGATGTAGTGTACGGCGACGACGGGAACGAATTTACAGATAATTCTGTTATTAATGGCGTATACGGGGTAATCAGCGTAACAAGTACCTTTTCAGAAGGAATATTTAAACAAAAATTAACAGGTGTTCGCGACCCTTTAACAGACACTGGTTCTGCGTATGACGTAATGGATTCAGAAGGACATCACGTAAATGTTAACGCAAACAATGTAGATGCATTAAGCGTAATAGGTAACAAAGATATAAGAGAAGCAGCAACATCGTTAGGAGGTACGTCGACTGGGGTATCAACAAGCACTGTTGCAGCAACAAAAGACACACACACCCTTGCAGTACAAAAAAATATAAGTGGTACAAGGGTAGTAACAGGCGTACGACATCCGCCGACAAATAGTTTAACAAACAATACAGATATCCCGGGAATATAATGCCAAATTTTTCTAATCCAGGTTCTACAACTAGATCTAGTAGCAAACAACCTTTCGGTAGGGTTAACAAATATTGGGGCACTTTTGTAGGCATAGTAAAAGACAATCAAGACGGGGCAAGAACTGGAAGACTTAGAATATGGGTACCTGATTTTGGATCAAGACCTGAAGACGAAAGTAGTTGGATTACAGCAATATATTGTTCTCCTTTTGCAGGAGTAACACCTTCGAATTTAACAAAACCGGGCGTAGAATCATTTGACAATACCCAAACATCTTATGGTATGTGGATGGTTCCACCCGATGTAGAAAACCAAGTAGCACTTACTTTTATTGGCGGCGATCCAGGTAAAGCAATGTGGTTCGGTTGTTTATACGAGAATTTTTTAAACCAAATGGTGCCCGGTATAGCAGCATCAGATAAAAATTATGAATATCCCGGTAAACCATTGCCTGTATCAGAATACAACAAAAATACTGTGGAAAAAGTAGATATTAATAATATCACTAGGCCTGCTGTAAAAGAATATGCATCATCAATATCAAAACAAGGTTTAATAAATGATAATATACGCGGTTTAAATACTAGCTCTTCTAGAAGAGAATCCCCTTCGCAAGTGTACGGTTTTTTAACTCCAGGTCCTAAAAATCCAAATTCTGCAGGTAACAGAATGGGCGGACACCAAATAGTATTCGATGACGGAGAAGGGAACGAGTACATCGGCTTTAAAACTCGCGGCGGTGTAAGTATTAGGATCGACGAAACAAACGATTTAATATACATGATTAATAAATCGGGTACCGGATGGTTACAGATAGATAGTGACGGCAATGTTGATATTTTTGGTGCTGGAAGTATTTCGATGAGGGCAATGGAAGATATAAATTTACGGGCCGACCGTAATGTGAATATCGAATCCGGCCAAAATATAAACCTTAAGGCATGCAAAGACTATAGTGGCAGCGATACTATTATGACCCCTTTTACAGGGTATGGCGGCAATATTAATATCGAAGCTAATAATGATTTAAGTTTATTAAGTTGGAGAGATTCTAAGTTTGATATTAGGAGGAACTTAGATCTAGTAACAGGTGCCAATTTTAGTTCGGAAATTAAAGGTACACAATTTAATAAGGTATTAGGTGATAATTTTTCTACTACGGTAGGTCTAGTTAGCGTTAAATCAACAGGAGAACTGTACATTGAGTCAACTGCTAATGCTAACATAAAAACAAGCGGCACAATGCGTTACAGCGGGTCTAATGCAAGCTTAAACGACGAGGGTGTTTATTTTGGAGAAGATTTCCAAACACCTACAATTGGAATAGTAGGTCACGCTCACCCACGAACATCAACAGGTTCAGGAGGAGGCGGGTCAAAAACAGACGCTACTAGTGCAATAGCACCGACTATACCTGAAGCTGTAATATCAACAACGATAGAAATTACATTAAAAAGAAACATGCTCGAATCATTTAAAGATTTTTTCACTAGAAACTCACAGAATGTGCAATCGATTGTAAGTCGTTTTATGACATATGAACCCTGCCCAGAACATACAAAGAAAGGCGGCACACCTGTTTTTGCAAAATACACTTGGTATAAGGATAAAACTAAATTGAAAGATAAACCACAATTCAAAGATACACCATTACAAGCTCCACCTCCACCTCCAGAGCCTTATGTTCCTGCTGATCCTGTTCCTGGAGAATGCCTCTGGAAAACACCTGCTGCAGGCATGGCATGGGAACCGATATTTCTGTCTGCAACCCAGGAATATAATTTACCTTGCGGGTTAATATCTAGGGTCGCATATCAAGAATCGCATTATAACCCTAAAGCACTAAACAAAGGTTCTAATGCACAAGGTATGATGCAAATTGTTCCTAGATGGCACCCAGGTGTAGACCCCTGGAATCCAGACGAGGCAATTCCTTATGCTGCCAAATATATAAGACAGCTTTATAACCAGTTTGGGTCGTGGGACAAAGCACTTGCAGCATATAATTGGGG